TCGACCATATTTGAAACACCATCTGGAAAAGCATTTGAGAAAACTATTATTAATGATCCAGAAAAGTATTTTACTGATGATGTTATGAAACAACTTGAGAAAGCTGTATTTAAGGAGTTTAATTATGGTAGTAAATCAGAGCAACCAGAAGACGTTTAATGCGTGGATAACATATCAAGCATTATATGCACACTTTACTAAAAGTCGAAAAGGAGGATATGATTATTTTAAGTATAATGGAAAGTTAAATATGAATGAAGCTTCTATGGAAAAGCAATTTGCTAAATTGGCTGGTAAAAGAGGGGGATGGTCAGTACATAGAGCAATGTTTAATAAACTTGGTACAACATTTGAAAATAAAGAGGATTTGTTATTTTTCTATCTTTCGCAATTTACAAATGATATAACATATCCAGATAGATTTGATAGTGATTTGTATGAGGAATATAAAGAACGAATGAATAATTTCCATTTTCACTTAAAACGTGATACAGAGGAAATTGTGAAGTATATGGAGGAGTATGATAAAACATTTGATGAATTGTTTCAGTCAAAGGGAATTAATCATCCACCTATAATGAAACTTGGTTTATCAAAAACTATATCATTAGAAACATTTACTACACTTGATATTATGTTAGATTTTCTTACACCTTTCGAGAAAAAATTGATTGATCCAGCTTCTAAAGATTTTATTAAATTAGTAAGAAATTATAAACCATTTTTATCTATTAGTGTTGAAAAAGAAAAGAAGATTATAATGGATGTTTTGACAAAAGGATAATATGAGAACAGAAAGTTTAATATTAGAAAATTTGATACATAGTGATAATTATTCAAGTCTTATTGGTATTTTCTTAAAAGCAGAATATTTTAGAGCTCATCCTGAAAAGATTATATTTTCAGAGATACAAAAACATATTTCTGAATATAGTAAACCACCTACAGTAGAATCATTATCTGTAAAGTTGTCAAATAGGGATGATCTAAATGAAGCAGTTTATAATAATTGTATTGAACTTCTAAAGACATATAAGAAAAAAACAGATGATGAAGAATGGTTGATTCAAGAAACAGAGAAATGGGCAAAAGACCAAGCTGTATATAATGGTATAGTTGATAGTATTTCTATCTTGGAAGGTAAAGATAAAAAAACTTCTAAAGATGCTATTCCAGAAATTCTTACAGAAGCACTTGCTATTTCATTAGACCAAAGTGTGGGTCATAGTTATATGGATAATGGTGATGATCGTTGGGAATTTTATCATAAGAAAGAATCAAAAATTCCATTTGATATGACTATGTTGGATAAGATTACTAATGGAGGAATATCACCAAAAACACTTACAGTATTACTTGGTGGAACTGGTGTTGGTAAGACATTAGTGAAAACACATTTAGCTTGTCAATATATGAGACAAGGATTAGATGTTTTATACATTACAATGGAAATGGCAGAAGAAAGAATAGCAGAAAGAATTGATGCTAATTTGATGGATATTGATCTTGGTCAATTACATATAATTCCAAAAGACAGTTTTCAAAAGAAGTTAAATAAATTAAATGTTGGTAAATTAGTTGTCAAAGAATATCCAACAGCAGGAGCTCATGTTGGAAACTTTCGTGCGTTAATCAGAGAGTTGAAAATCAAAAAAGATTTTACACCTCAAGTTATTATTTTAGATTATTTAAATATTTGTGCGTCAAGTAGAGTCAAGTGGGCTGCAAATATGAATACCTATATTTACATTAAGTCTATTGCAGAAGAAATTAGAGGATTGGCGGTAGAGTGTAATGTTCCTATTATTACAAGTTCTCAATTGAATAGGGAAGGGTATTCAAGTTCTGATCCTGATTTGACTAATACATCAGAAAGTTTTGGTCTTCCAGCAACAGCAGACTTGATGTTAGCAATTATGGCAAAGGATGGTGATCCTGGAAGTAAAAACCAAATACTATTTAAACAGTTGAAGAATCGTTATGCTGATTTGAGTATGAATAGTAAGTTCTTGGTCAATGTTATTAAGAAACGAATGAAACTTGAAGATATTGAAGAAGATAAACAACCTGTATTGGCTAATGATGGTAGTAATAAGTTTTATGAAAAAAAGACTGAAGCTAATACTAAATCTAACCCATTTGTATTGAAGATGAAACCAGAACGCAGAAAAGTGGATAACTGGAATATATAAATATATAATAAAATGGAGGCGGAGAAAATATGAAAAAACTGATTGTTTTACTTATTGTATTATTTACTACTAATGCCTATGCAAACATTAGGACATTTGGTAATCTCCCTGAAGCCGTCCCTACAACTAATGGAGAAGCAATCTTCCAAGACATGAAATGTGTTATGTGTCATGGTTATGGTGGGAATGGTGACGGGTTACTATCGAAGGGTCTTGAACCTAAACCACGCAACTTCACTGATTGGGATCAAATGCTCACCAAAACAGATATAGAGCTTTATGATTCTATAAAGAATGGTGTAGAAGGATCAGCCATGCCCGGATTCTCCTACCTAACAGATGGCCAAATAGAAGACCTAATAGGATATGTCCGTTCATTCTTATATGATGCACATAAGGTAGTCACACTATGTGCCAACCAAGATCACTTCATTATAACAGACGCCCAATGGGTAGAAACAAACATCAACGAAGATTGGCAAGAATCCAAGAACGGTTTCTTGTCCTTTGAGAACATAACCGGAGGTATACTTGTTAAAGTTGATCCTGTAAAGACAATGAAACACCTGAGAAAGATCAATAAGAAGTTAGTGAGAGAGTATATATTAATAAAAGAAACTGATGGGCATAGGGTACTAGTTGCCCTAAGAATATCAAATTGTTTGAAATAATAGGAGAAATATGCAAAATTTAACTATATCTAAAGGTTGGGGTGAAGGATTCAAGGAAAAGGATAAAGCACCTATATTAAAAAAGTTATGCGAACATCGTGCAAATACGACTACTTTAGACCATGAAGTAGGTATTGAATATTGTAATTTTTGTGGTGCTTTGGGTCATTATAGTGTCGAAAAAGACACGGTAGAGTGGAAATTACCCGAATTTCTGGTAAAACAGAACTATAATTAAAGACTTGTTAATAAATATTATAAATATATAGAACTATGAATGATATCAAACAAATGTTTAAGGATGTTGTTAAGAAAAAAGGCGAGGAAATCGGAGAAAACTCTCTTTTGAATAGACAAACAAATAAGACGGAAGACCATTATACGGTTTGCCCTTTTAGGTCAATTGATCTTGAGGAATGCCCATTGTGTAAAATAGAGGATTTAGGAAAGGTATGATATCCTTTAAAGAAACATTAATAGAAGATAAGAATACGCACTTAGAACATCTGGAAGATGAAATAATTAATAATGGTGTGGCAGGTGCAAAAACTGCTATATTGTTTTTAGATTCACTTAAAGATATGCTAAGTGGTAGTAGTGCCGGCAAGACGGTGGTTACTGTCAAATGGGACGGAGCTCCAGCTGTGTTTGCAGGTATAAATCCAGAGAACGGGAAGTTCTTTGTTGCAACAAAGTCGCTTTTTAACAAGACACCTAAAATAAATTATACGAATGCTGATATAGCATTGAATCATGGGTCGGGTGGTCTATCAGATAAATTAAAAGTTGCTTTAAAGCATTTACCCGAACTTGGAATGAAAGGGATCTTTCAAGGTGACATTATGTTTACTAAGGATGATCTGGCACAAGAAAATATAGATGGGGTGTCAAGTTTAACCTTTACACCGAACACAATCACATACGCTGTGCCAGATGATTCTAAGTTAGCTAGTACCATACGAAAGTCCAAAATAGGAGTAGTATGGCATACTCAATATACGGGTAGTACTATTGCTGACCTTTCTGCTTCTTTTGGTGTTAATGCTAATGCATTTAAGAAAAGTAAAAATGTTTGGTTTGATGATGCCAATCTTGATAATGTTAGTGGAGCGGCAACACTTAGTTCTGCTGAAGTTAAATCAATTGAAAATAAAATTAAAATGACAAAGGGTGCTTTAAAACAATGTGGAAAGTTTATTAATCTCTTGAAAAAAGATACAACTAATTTTTCTATTGCAGCATTACTGAAAGTTTTCTTTAACACAAAAATACGAGCGGGTATTCATTTGTCAGATACAAAGAAACTTCAAAAAGAATTTCATGAGTATTATATTGACCGAGTAGTAAAAGAAATGGATGCAAAGAAAACTGATAAAGGTAAACAGAAATTTAAAGATTTTAAAAAAGAAGCAGAAAAAATATTTAAGAAAAAATCTAAAGAAGTTTATTTTACTATTGCTACATACTTGGGTATAGTTGATACAAAAGCAATGATAATTAAACAACTAGAAAAGGTTAAAGGCATTGGAACATTTTTACGAACTGC